TGCCGGGCAAGCGTGTGGAATTCCTGTTCGTGATCAGATGATCATGTTGGATTCCTTAAACAATCACGTCATGGAATGGCGTGATCCCGGGGATAAGGAGCCTAGAAAAGTGGCTCAACAAAAATGGGGTCAAATGATGGGCTCACCTACATCGTTTCCAACGTTGTGTGGTGTAAATGCTGCTATAAACAGATGGTGGTATGAGCGGGAGGTTGGGTATAAGGTCCGTCTTAGGGATGTTCCTATGTTGATTAATGGAGATGATCTATTAGTCTATTGTCCGACACCCGAGGGCTATGAGAGATGGAAAGCTCTTGTAGAACTCGCCAGTTTGAAACCTAGTATTGGGAAAAACTATCGATCCGATAAATTTCTTGTGATTAATAGTGAGATATGGCAGATCGGGCGTAGAGTCGACTTCTTTGGACTCCACCGATTTGTAAATGAAGGTGCTCTTCCTACTCTCAATCTCGGACTCCTCTATGGGGAGTCCAAGAGTGAGAGTGTCCTCTCGAAGGACAAGGAGAAGAGCATCTTCGCATCTCACTACATGCAGCGTGATGGCCTTCGCCAACGTGCATGGGATCTTTGTGATGGTTTTCCCGAACATAAGGATGTTTTGCTCTCTGCTTTTATTAAAATAAATCGACCAATACTTGATTGCCTTCCACAAGGCATGAGTTGGTGGATACATCCTAAATTTGGTGGGTTGGGGTTGCCAGTGGTTCGCGAGGTGGAGATCACGTCCCAGCAGAGGAAGCTGGCCGGCATGTTAAGGTCTGCTCCAACTCCGGATACCTATTGGAAAATGCATCCAAGACTGAGGGCGCCGTTACCGGCGTTCGTTGAAGTTTTCATGCAGGATCAGAGGCATCGGGAGAAGGAGTTGAAGGTTCAGTATGAATGGTCTGAAGATGCGGAACAAGAAGATGATGACGGTGGATTGTGGAATAGTCTACATACCTATGTTACTCTCGGTTGTGATGCAGTGGATGACCCTCCTGACCTTGGACTGTTTCGGAAACAGTGGTATTCCTTGTGGAATAAGGCCCAAAAACATTGGGCGCAACCTTTAAGTTTCCGGAAGTGTGTCGGTAGAGAGATGCGAGGTGCAGCAAGAGTAGTGGGCAAGATCAGTACTGACTGCTATGGTAAACTGAATGAATTGAAGTTACGGAATCTTGAGCCCGAAGGGGCATTGACAGATGATGTGGCTATTGACGTTCATGAAGT